AAAAAAGAATGATGTCCTTCAACATAAACCAAAAGTCTTCCATTTTTCTTATCCCAAATATCCCAACCCTCAACCCTACCAAATATACCCGAATCACTAATAAGATCTTTGGGATTACCTCCCATCCTCGTATCAACCTTCGCCATCAACCCTTGATCTTCTCTAATATCAACATTTATTTGTAAGTCTTTGGTGTTTTTATAGGTCGAATCCTTTTTCACTTCCTCTAATGTTTTTTGCCATTTTATTGCAATCCACTCATCATGATCTATATTATGGTCTTTTACGTTGGGATCTCTCAACACATCAAGTGGGGAAACTCTCTTTACATAAATATTTTCATCTTCAATATGGTCTAAAAAGGTCCCTGGGGTGACTTCTTCCTCCAACACCTCCACATCATATCCTATCATCACATACCCACACGATCCTATTAGGGCATCAACTATAGCCTTATCTGTCTCCTCCTTTACGTCCAATTCATCGAACAGGAACTGAGCCAGTATCTCAACTCTCTGCACGAGGAGAGAAGAATCTACCATCTGACCTTGTATCATACATTGAGATTTTCTAGGTTTAGCGAAGATTTTAGGGCGATTTTGTGATATAGCGGGTTTTATGGTAGATACAGCCGTGAATACAATATTATCCACAATCTCATTATTATAGGATGTACGACTATCCTCTCCCATATGAGACCATTGCCGCCCAGCATAATAATTGCGATAAAGTTTGGTAGGTTTTTCTACCATCTTTTCATGATTTTCTCTCGAATGGCGGATTTTATTCCCCCAATCCTGCACATTTTCTTTAGCCATTGACCATATATCCTTTCTTAAAACCTATCGTACTCATACCTTTATAAAAATTAAAGGAACCAATAGGTGCTTGATCTTTTTCTTTCAATTCATAAGGCGAAGGTCTAGACATAACCCCATATCTTAGTGCATCACAAGCATGATCGTTCAATTTCCTTGCCTCCTCTTTAGGATTAGAATCTTTCTCTCTTAATTTCTTCCATACATATTCAGGAATTTCATTAAGTAAACTGCGACACCGAGCGGAGATGAAGAGTCTTGGCGAACCCTGCTTGTCCAATATAGGATGATAGTGTTCAGGATCGGTACGAAGATATTCTCCTACACGATTCCACCCAGCAGCTCGATCATTTTGAGCCTTGTCTAAGTATATATCATATTCATCGTATTCGTCAAATACACTCCACGCTCTTCCTTCTTTTTCTCTAGTCTTTCCCCACATAGAAGGGTCGGCACAAATATACTCAAAAGCACTAACATCAAACCTAGTCATAATATTCATACAATGTGAGGATACAAGTCCTTTTTGATAATACTCATCAAAGACAAAAATATTATCATCCTGATCCACATAAAATCCTAAAAAACAAGTTGGGTTAGTTTGACCATGATCTAGGGCAGCAAACTGCAAGACCTCTCCTTTTGTTGGATATGGAATTTCAAAATCATGAGCTAAACTAGGAAAGACATGATCTTCATAATTAAACTCAGGCCAAACCTGTCCTTCCACCGCATCCCAACTACCATCCACATATCTCTTAACCCAAGATTCTGGATTATCCCTCCTTAAATTTTCAAGATAGTCTGGAGGTAACCACGGATTATCTTTAAGGAGCGATTGTACGAAGAGATGGTCAGGTTTTGGCTCACCTAACTGTTGTGGTACGACAAAGGTACTTTTAAGCCACCCTGGCTCAGGGTTAGAGGCGAATAGACCAAAAAACCGAGGATACTTATCGTTCGGTAATTTCCACCTAAGCCTAGCCTTCAACATATTCACAACATCCTCATTACACTCACTAGCCTCATCTACAATAAAAAATCCAATCTCCAAAGACTTGATACGTTCATCTGCATCGGGTCCCGACATCCCTCCATACAAAATCATAGAACCATTGATGAAAGAAATTTCTTTCTTGGTTTGGTTATGACCATTTTTAACCAAAAGCCTTTGACCAGTAAAATTTTCAATTTCAATGATAAGAGCTAGAAGGGTGACAAGGGTTGTTTTTCTAAAAGCCTCTGCTTCATTACGTCCTGCAAATCCTCTATTCCCAGGATAGAGAAGACTTTGCCTGATAGCCTCAGCACACAAGGCTCTAGACTTACCTCCCCCAACTCCACCACCAAATAATTTATATCTCTCCGCAGATTCTCTAAATATAGCCTGTTTAGGAGATGGTCCTTCTTTACCATAAAATAGATCTATTTCAGACATTAAAATTTATTCCCTTTTTTCTTATTATCTTTGGGTGTGAGATATTGAAGGTTGTGAGGAACATGAAGACCTGATACTTTATTATTGGTTAATGGCACTATATGATCGACATGATAACCATCAGGACAGTCTTTATATATACTTTGTATTTCTCCTATACTCGTCCAAGAAGGACAGGCCTTTCTAACATTTGCCCTATACTTGGCATTACCCGCCACCTTCAACCTCCTACCATTCACCGTCTTTAAATAAGTCTTTTTATATAACCTATGACGTTCAGGGTGATTAATCCTATCCTTCCTCAACCATTCCTTATTAAATGCTAGTTGTTTTATCTTATCTTTGTAGGGCATGGATATGTTCTATCATAGGGAGAGGGATTTCCGCCACACCCCTGTACAATCCATCCTTTGAACTATTATCCTTGTTAAATCCTAAAAAACATCGCTCATTAATAATCCCCATATAAAATCCGATGGTATCATAACGGGTCGGCCCATTTTCCTCTGCCCATTTACTTAACTCAGCTACTTTAACACCCACCCCATAAGAATCTGCGGCATCCATCCATGTAACAATAAGGGGTGTGTTTGATTTAATTTTTTTTAAATACGCTCTTGGTGTCATTTTAATTTAAGTCTTTCCCAACACGCCTTACCATAAACAACCCCCATCGCCAAATCCAATGGCAACCATCCCCAATAACCACCCCACGTAATACAATAAAGTCCCGTCATTTGCCCCGCCAATCCCCAATAACTCCCTCTCCCATCCCCATGTACCAAGAGATAGGTAGCGTAGAGACAAAGTCCAGAAGTAATAAATTCTAATATCCTTAACCCAATCACAAGATCAGAATCAAACAAAAATATCTCCCCATTTAACACACCCCAAATTATGGAATGGTGGAATTTCAGATGCACGGGTGGCGTTCATATAATCCTTACATTCCCTCCCCGTATCAAAAGTTTTGACAATATGAACCTCCTCTACAACAGGACCTGTTTGAGGATTTATTTGCAAAATAATCACAAGTAAGAACCACATACTTTACTCTCCATCATATACACATCAACACCATCAATATCTCTTAAAAAGGAACAAGACTTAATCCGCAACCCATTCCCTTCAATCATATCCATAAATTCTCCCACAGGTGGCCTTGGTCTATTATCCCAAAGTTCTCCAATAAAAACCTTGTCTTTGTATAATTCAACCTCGTTAATTAAAATAACCCCATCCACAGTCATACTTTTTGCAATATCACCATAAAATTCTTTTCTTAACTTCCAGTCAGGGTCAAAAGGTCTTAAATCTCCCTCCCATTCAGGATATGAAGGATGGTTAGGATCAACATTACAATATGAGGGTGGATTACCAACAACTAAATCAAATTTTTCATATTTATTAAGATTAGAAAGATTGTCAGATTGATAATATCGTATATCCTTAGAACCCCATCTTTTATCGCCTTCATCCAGAGCCTTTTTATTTATATCAAGAAGAACTAATTTCTTAATTAATTTTTTGTTAAGTAAATCTCTACCAATCTCTCCCAAACCTGCACACCACTCAAGACACTTCTCGAAAGGCTTATCTCTCTTGTCCACAAGTTCACGCACCCGTTTTGTGAAATTTTCCTTTAAAATAGACCCGCCCCCATCAAACTTGTCCATCTATCCCTCTCATTTCTTTTTCTTCCAAATCTTCTTTAATTTACCTGTATTTTCAGAATTGAATACACCTTGTCTTGCTTTACTTATAGTCCTCTCTTTTTGTCTAACGCCAGCCGTACCTTCTAGAGTCTTTCTTAATTCTTTATTTGTCCCATGGACATCGACCTTACTAAACTTGGTTTTAGTTCTTACTGCTTCAAATATCTGTGCCAATTTTAACTTTCCAGCCGTTGCTAACTTTCCGTAGTCTAATTCAGGTTTATTTTTTGGGTTAAGTATAGCTTGAGCACCTGCTATATCCATTTCATCCTTATCAATCTTGTCAAATCTTTTTGGATTTTTTTTAAGTATATCTGTTAGTCCTTCTATCTTTCGTATAACTGCTTTTTGACCTTTTCCTAATTTCATAGCTGCATAAGCTTTAGCATGTTTTATTTTTCCTGCTTCTGTTACGACTGCAGGAATTGCTCCAAACCCTATCATCTTAGCTATCGCTTTCTTCGCACCAAAACTAACCAATCCTTTAGCTGGTACTGCTATGGAGGTAGCTACATCTGCTTTATCTGCCATACTCAATGCCTTGTCTAGAATATTAGCCCGTGTCTTGCCAGATATAGGAGAAACCCGCCCCGTTATGCGTTTCGATATTTTCTTACCTTCAGAACTTGTTAATTTTCCTTTTTTATTCTTATCAGGATATGGAAGATGTACTTTTTTTCCATTTTCATATTTAACGGGCATTATCTTTCTCCTCAATCTCTACATCAATAATTTTACCCTTACCATCGTCAGTAGCATAGCCAGGGGCGTATAGTTGGATGGTAACGCCACCCGTTTGTCCTAGATCTTGTTCCTTCATTCCTGTCCTATCTAATATTTGAGCAGCAGCCTGAACCCTAGTCGCTGGTGGTGTCATAACAACCTTCTCCTCACCCTTCTCATCCTTAACAACATAGGTCGAACCAACAACCTCATTCAAGGTATCCATAGCCTTTGGAATCATGTGTCCGAGTTTTTCCTTATGATCCGCCAACACTTCCCTCTTAACCTTATCCTCCTCCTTTATCCACAACGGACTCCGCCTAAGAACATTAAGTCGAGCCAATGTTAAGCCATGTTTATCAGCAACTTCCTTACTCCCCATCCCATTAAAAACCATATCATACATCATTAGTTGATGACGGGTGCTTAATTTTTTTACAATTGTTTGTGTCATAGTTCCCCCTAGTTTTTAATTATCAGTAGCACCCTTAGCTGCTCTATTAAAGTGTTTTTGTTGCCTTCGCACCTGTTCTCTTTGCTGTTGTGTTGTCTCAGACCACTTTTTTAGATCAAATGCAGGTTTAAAACTCTTTGCTTCCTTCTGCCTTTGTAAATCTCTGCTCTTTTTAGGTTTAATTTCCTTGGTCTTGGATAGTGCTTCTTTAAAGGCTTGTGCAGCTTTAAATTGATCCTTATTCATGTCAAGAATCTCTAACTCTCCTATAGTTTTTTGTACAGCCTCGCCCACATCATTTGTCTCAGCTTGGTGCATTACAGTATCAGGTCCTCTACTATTTTTTATAATACTGCTCCGCATATCCCTCCATTTCTTTATAATTTCTTCGGCTTTTTTCCAACCTTTATATACACCCATTATTCCTTCTCCTCAAAACCCATCCTTATTAATTTTCTTACCAAGCATTCTAATAAGTTCTTTCATCAAGTCCAGTAATTTATCCAATTTATTAGATATCCCTTGTAATAATACCTCACTTAAATTTAGCATCGACCCAACACTTTCCCCAATACATAAGTCCTATCCATAACGAAAACAAAAACCCTTCGATATAACCCAAGTCATTCCATATACCTAACACATCCATATCAATGTATCCTCGACATAACTATAATATAAGCAACAAACAAACTAAACCCAATAGCCACCGCTCCCCCTAATATCCAAAAAAATATTTTCATATACTCTCTCCCTGACACACATAAAACCGACCCGTACGCACTATACCACACATTAACATAATGTTATGGTAGTTTTGGTGTTTGTAATACAATGTAAGAGAATGTAAGTCATGTATTATATTATTTTTTTTCTATATTTCCATAAACTTGGATGCGTGTAGTACCCCCGATTTATTTTCGTTATATAACCCGAAACACAACGCTCTGAAACAAGCATGCTTTCTGATTCAAACGCTATATACCATGAAACATAACGAAGCGTGACCCCTTTGATATATTAAATTTAATTAATCCTGAATTCATCTGAGGTTAATGTTCGCATGGTATTCTCTCTACAGCTCAGAAGAGACATTCTGATCTCAAGTAAGTGAGAGGCTTAGGGTATCGAAGAAGAGATACATATAGCAACAATGTGCGAGGCCAGAATTAGGTGACCGCTATCACCTCACTGAAAAGA